TAATTTTACCTGTATTTTCAGAGTAAATAGTATTGGTAGTTCTAAATTCTGGGTTTTTAGCTAACCAGATATTTAACCATTTAGATGCTTCTACATTATCTTTACCTTGACATTGTTGATATTGCATCAATTCAAAATCTGTAGCAAATCTATGGCGTGGTATCATAGCAATCTTTTTAGCTTTACCATCATGAATTCTACCTTCCTCCATGCTGTCACGCATTCGTTTACATTCACGGAGTACTACACCTTCATCATATGTTTGTTTGATTTTCCATTCACCAGTTTTAGGGT